TTCGCCTATAACCGCCCAGTGCGTTTCCACACTTACAATTCAGTCCCAGTCTGCTTGCTCCTGATTACTGGGTTAGTTTCGCTCAATGCTCAGTTAGGAAAGTACGCCCCACATTGTGCTATCTGATTTGTCTTTAACGAAGTAAAAAAGAAAAGCCTCGATTGAGTTAACAATCAAGGCTTTAAACATAGTTTAAGACCGGGAAGAAGGTGAAAACAAAACTATATGCTCTTACACGTTTTTTTTAACCTTCTTCCCAAAAGGCGTTAGCTCAACGCCACAAAGTAAAACAACCCGTTTTTAAAAAGCAAGAAGTTTTTTATTTTTTTTCTGAACCGCCCTTCATTTTATTTTTTTTGGGGTTTTTGTAACCTTTTCTCTGGGAATGCGTATGGTATAATAGGTATGAACAAGAAGCTATTAAAAAGAATTGAGCAACTTTTTACAGAAAGGTTGAAAGCAAAAACCGGATGGGGGAGAAACGAAGTCCTGCAAGCCTACAAAGATTGCGTCAATGAGGCTATCAGTGAGATTCTGCTTCCTTTGCTGGATGAGAAAACAAGCCCAAATGATTAATTTTAGGGGCGGTATCCATCCATGACAACATCACGTAACGCTTGGACTAAGAAACTAACAGGCAAAGCCCCTTCTACAAAAAGCAAATACGGGAACGTCCGTGTTGGCTCCCATGATTCTAAATTAGAGATCTACTTTAAATCCCTTCTGGTAAATGCTGGAATCCCTTTCTCGGAAAAACAAAGTGTTGAACTCCAACCCCCGTTTACCTATATGGGAGAAAAGGTTCAATCAATAAAAATAGAGCCGGATTTCTTTATCTATGTAGAGCCAGGAGATGTCCTACTGGATTGTTTTGCTATCGTGGATACCAAACACATAACAGGTAAGGTAAAGAATAAAGATGGTTCAGTAAAAGAAATTAAAGGAACGGCCGAGTGGAGGATGAAAATAAAAATGCTGAAATATAGGTTAGCACAGGACAAGGAGTCTATCCTTTTTTATTTCCCTACCAATAAAAAAGAATGCCAGATAGTCCTTCTAAAGCTAATCGAAGAAAGACAGAAGGCTTTGGAGAACCGCCGACCAAAACAATAAATCAGGGATAAAGATATGAACGTAACGTTTGAAGGCAATACAAGTACGGGCAAAGACGAGTGGCTTACTCCGCCTGAATTAGTAAAAGCATTGGGCGAATTTGATTTAGATCCGTGTAGCCCAATTAAACGCCCTTGGGATACAGCCAAAAATCATTTTAATATTAATGACAATGGGCTGATGCAAAATTGGTACGGCAGGGTATGGTGTAACCCCCCTTACGGGAAATATACAGAACGCTTTTTAGAAAAAGCAGCAATGCACGGAAACTGTATTGCACTAACCTTTGCAAGAACCGAAACAAAAATGTTTTTCAAATGCGTTTGGGACAAAGCAACTGCGATCCTGTTTATTAAAGGTAGATTGTCTTTTTACCACGTTACCGGCGAAAAAGGAGGGACAGCGGGTGCGCCAAGTGTATTGATTGCTTATGGAGAAGAAAACGCTGAAATACTAAAAAATTGTAGAATTAAAGGTCGGTATGTACGTCTGACATAAAACAGACGACTAACATCCAAACCCGCTTCCGAACAAAATAGGGTGCGGTTACGTATAACCCAGGGAACAAATAAAGATTAAATAAACATGGAAGAAACAAAATTTTGTTGTGGCGGGTTTGAAAAATTTATTCCTCACTTAGAGTGGGTAGGCATTGTTTCTGACGAGGAAACCACGTATGAGATTCCTCATTTGGTTAGGGAGGGTTCTAAGATAGCCGTAAACAGATGCCCCGGATGTGGAGGAATTATTTCTTCTATACGGCTAACCGAATCTGACATGAAACGTGCGACAGGCAGGTTCTATCAGAAAAAAAGCAAAGGGCTGTAAAATGGCAGAAGCATTAGTTTTAGGGGCGGTATCCATTCCCGAAATAAAAAAAGCAGGGTATGTACAGAAGCGCATAACCAAGTTAGACGCATCCTTAATCCGTACCGGCAAGAAGAAGCAGTTTATATTCTCTGATCCTGAACTGGGCAAGCAGAACAAAAAAGACTTCTTAGGCTTTGTCAACTGCCCAGTAACAAAACGAGTCCTGCATGGTAATATCGTCAACGCTAAATTAAAAAGCGGATGGTATGCTCAGTTCTCCAGCAACTCAGAATGGGGGAATTACGTCGCCTGCCGTGCCGGATACGTGGGTCAGTACATAGCCTTATACGAAGATTACTACGTCAACCAGTTTGGGATATCCGTGCCTAAAAGCTCAGATACGTCCCCCGTTCATGCTATGAGCCAGCCTATCACCAGCGTGGAGTTATGGGCTAAGATAGTCCGTATGGACGTAGTGCGCATCCAAGATATTACAATCCAGGATTACTTAGATAATGGACTGGATATGCGGAAAGACTATTACAACAAAGTAATATTTCGGAACTATAAGTTTACAGAAACGATGAGGAAGCGGATTCAGTCAGGGTACTACGATAAAAAGAAACTGCCTGAACCTAAAGAGTGGTTGGACACGTATAAAGAATCGTTCGCCTCCTACTGGTCCAAAGGAAGAAAAGAAGTGTATTTGGGGTCTAATGACTGGGTGTGGAGAGCAGAGGTGCAAGCGTGCGTATTATTAATTCCGCCGACAAAAAGAATCAAACAAGGGTAAGGATATGATAACCGAAAATACAGAACACCAAGACAACATGAATCCTCCATTAGTGGTAACCGATGTTTTAGCCCAGTTCAACGCTGGTGGTTCATGGATAAGTAGGACAGCATTTAATAAATGGATGGAAGAAAGGGGTTTTGAAGTAACAACACTGGAAAGAGACAACAGAACCGACGGGGAGGTTCACCACAGATATAGCCATAAAGCCACCGGCAAATCATACGAATTTCATGGCAACTATTGGCAGGGGAGTTCTTTTGGCAAGGTGGTCGAATGGCTCAATCAACAGGGGCTATAACCCGCCTCCGAACAAAAAGGTCGGCGGTATCGTAAAAGAACCATGTGGATTATTTGTCCTATATGCAAGGGTAAGAAAGACCCTTATTGCAAGTCTTGTAACAACACAGGGCTTCTTAACGTCCTAACGGGGAAACCCCCAGAATCAATAGCCTTTACCCCTAAAGAGAAGAAGAAAGATGCTCCTAACTAAAGGCGACCCCCATAATGAGAAGTTAGAAGAAACAGCGATAGGGATATTTATCTCTGAGGCTGGCACTTTTAAAAAGAACTATGCCTCCTTAAACGAGGGCTTATTCCATACGCTGAGGCTAAAGAAGATTTACGCCGCTTTACAATCCCTGTACAATGCAGATGCCCCTATTGACAAGCTATCCGTAATTGACCAATTGCGTAAGCAAGGGGACTTGGAATACGTAAGCCTGTCCTACGTTACTTTTTTAGAATATAGCCCTGTTCAGTCTGGGAGTATCGAATACTCTATCCAACTGCTAAAAGAGTGGCAGATAAAAAGGGAATCCTACCAGTTCTCCCTTGAGCTAAACCAGAATAGTGCGTCTGATACCTATGACCCCTTAGAGTTAATTGAACGAATAGAATCATTCCATAGGAAGCTAAATGATATCCTGACAACGGGGAGTATGAGTGGGGTTAAGACGCTCAAGCAGGTGTATATAGAAACCGCCGTCTATTTGAATAAAATAGCCTTATCCAAGGATGGTATGATGGGGGTGTCAACGGGATATCCGGAACTGGATGCTGCCCTGGCAGGATGGAAAAAGGGGGATTTGGTTGTTATTGCCGGACGACCTGGCATGGGTAAAACCGCCTTTACGGTCAATTCATTGTATAGGGCGGCGGTATTCTATAAAAAGAAAGTTCTTTTTGTTTCCTTAGAAATGTCCAACGAGCAAATAGGAGTAAGACAAATCTCCATGCAAACGGGCATCAACAGCAAAACATTACAGCTCCCCAAGCAAATAACCGTACAAGAGTGGGAGAGGATCCAACGGGGCGAAGCTGGAAGCGGTCAGGAGAACTTCTTAATTTACACACCTAAGCACAGTAACCCATCCGTGCTAATGGCTGAAATACGTTCCCTGGTCCATAAGCACGGAATCGAAGCCGTGGCAGTTGACTACTTACAACTCCTTTCTTTCTCAAGTAAGAAAAGTACGACAGATGCTATTGGAGAAGCAACTAAGGGATTCAAGAATTTGGCAAAAGAACTGGAAGTCCCTATCTTGCTTCTTTCCCAGCTCAACAGAAAGAATGAAGATCGCTCGGACAAAGAACCTCAGCTATCAGACCTCAGAGCGTCAGGAGATATTGAACAAGATGCGGACACCGTCCTTATGTTGCACCGCCCCGAATATTATAAAATAGAGGCTTTCATGGATTCTGGAGAATCAACAAAGGGGATAGCCCAAGTGCTAATCCGCAAAGGAAGGCAAAGCGGTACGGGAGAAGTAAGGCTCAACTGGCAAGAAACCAATACCGTGTTCTATGGACAAGGAGAAACATCAAGCGTGTACTACCAACCAGGAGGGGAAAGTGAAATACCTTTCTAATACCTATTTATGAAAAAAGAAATAGATATCTTAGAGTTGTTTTCGGGCATTGGGGGCTTTTCAAAGGGCTTTATTGATGCAGGATATACTATAAAAAACCATAGCTTTAGCGAAATAGACAAGCACGCTATCGCCAACTATAAATATAATTTTAAAGATGCAGAACACATCGGATCAGTTACAGATGTTCGAGGAATTAAAACCCCCGACGTGCTCACCTTTGGATCTCCTTGCCAAGATTTCAGCATTGCTGGAAAACGAATGGGGATGGAAGGACAAAGAAGTTCTCTTATTGGGGAAGCAATTAGGCTCATTGCTGAACTCAGACCAGCTGTTTTTATCTGGGAAAATGTTAAAGGAACATTCTCCAGCAACAATGGCCAAGACTTTTGGGCAATTATCGCTGCCTTTGCCAACATTGGGGGCTACCGACTTGAATGGCAACTTGTTAATACGAGTTGGTTTTTACCCCAGAATAGAGAGCGGATTTACCTTATCGGACATCTTGCAGGAAGAAGTAAGCCAGGAGTATTTCCTTTCACAGAAAATGGTGGATTATTTAATAAGCAGAAAGGAACAATCCAACGACGGCCACAAGCCGAAAATAGTACAACAATAAAACAAGGCTTTGGAAACAAAGCCGACGATACTTTTATTAGCGTCCCAAAAATAGCTGGTTGTTTAACCGGTGGCGGTCATTCGGGGGGGCTACATAGCGATATGACTACGATAAAAGTAAATTCTGCTACAAAAAAAGGCTATGAAGTTGCGCAAGAAGGCGACAGCATAAACTTTAGCAATCCCAATTCAGAAACAAGAAGAGGGCGTGTAGGCAAAGTGGTTGCGCAAACATTGGATACACAAGGGAACCAAGCGGTGATGATACCGCACATAAGCCGTACAGACGAAGCAAAGGCGCATAGAAAAGCGAGTATGGCAAACGGGAAAGACCACACCCCGTTCCAAGGTAAAAAAATAGAATGGAAGATTAGCGACGTTATGAATACTATTACTTGCGCAACTCAAAAAGATAATTTAGTAAAATCAGGCACATGGAGAACTCATAAAGACGGGAATGGATTTAGAGAACTTAAAAGCGAATTGGCGGGTACATTGCCAGCAAGAGCCAGAGAAGATGGAAGCGGACAAGCGGTAATAAGTATTCAAAATCAAATACGCAGATTAACAGAAATAGAATGCGAAAAATTACAAGGATTCCCTGACAACTGGACAAAGTACGGGGATTACAACGGAGCGATAAAAGAGATTGCCAGGACTCAGCGATATAAAATGTGTGGCAATGCCGTAACGGTAGCTGTAGTAAAGGCTATTGCGGAACGACTTGCTATTACTGACATATAAACACCCAAAACCTGTAATTGAACAAAAAGAGGGGGCGGGTTCGTACAAAGAAAAAATGAAAAGACGCTTCATCACATTGCTAAAAAAGATTTTCTGGCACTGGCAAATCTTCCAGAAGTACCAGAGCATAGCCCGCAACCACGACCATTGGGTTTTGTTAATCGTTTCCCAGAAGGATGCCGCCAAGCTGATGGAGGAAGAACCTCAAGCGATTAGCGTTGGCGTAATGAACAACATGAGTTCGCCAATACAACTGGCTTTGTACCAAACCATGATTGGAACTATACGGGAGATAAAAAAGAAAGAAGTTGAAAAGATCCTGGCAAACCTCGATTTGAACGAAAATGAGGGCGGGATACAA